AGATGCCCGGTGTGGTCATCAAGACCGCACCGGGCTTTTTTGTTTTTAAGGAGGTCAGCGCTGGCAGATAACGGACGGCATGAGTATAATGAGGAGGAACTCCCCTTAGAGGATCTCCTCAAAAGGCTGAAGGACAACCTGGAAAAGAAAATTTCCAGTGGTGAGACTACCGGTCTTGCCTTGGAACTGGAGCGCATACATGCACTTGAGCGCCGTTTGAAGCTTGAGAAGGCCCTGCAGTCTGAAACCGATCGGGTCACTTCTGAAGACCCCGAAACAGACCCAACCCTTGAACGCCTCAAGGTAAAACGCCGCAAATACACCCTTACTGAGGCAGCCCTCCGGGCACGACAGGAAAACGCCCAGAAATCCACTGGCCCCCGTACCCCCGAGGGTAAGGCTGTTAGCGCCCGCAATGCTTGGAAGCACGGCAAGTATGCCCGCTCCTTCATCATGCGTTACATGAGGCCCTGCAAGTCCACCTGTCCGCAATACCCTTGCGAGATAGTTGAAGAGGGCAGGACTGCTCCTGGCGGTGAGTGTCTTGAGAAGGAGCATGTGATAGAGGCATTCAATGCAATCTTGAAGGCTGCTCTGAATCAGCAGTTTGATGAGTTCAACGCAATCGCTGCTCTGGAGATTGCAAAGATGATAGAGGTTGTCAGAAAACTCCAGGAGGCGGTGCTTGAAGACGGTGTTGTGGTCTATTCAGAGAAGGTGGACAAGGACGGCAATGTGATCGGCAAGGAACTCAAGCCCCACCCTGCCCTGCTGGCGCTTCCGAAACTGATTGCAGACCTTGGGCTCACGCCTCAGGAGATGATGATCACACCAAGACAACTCGCCCGGGCAGGCAGGGAGGAGGAGGGTTTCCGCAGTCTTGCAGACCTGATGAGTGCAGTAAGCAAAAACCTGAAAGGACGCAACAAAGATGATAGCAACACTAACTGACATGGAACCTCTCAGGCTAACAGACCTTCGTAAGGGAATCGTAATTCCCGAGGAGGACTTTGAGAGGTTTCTCATGAGGTTTGACTGGACCTGGCACCAGATAAGCCGTGGAGAGTTCCCTCCGCCCTTTCAGAGTCTTGATGAGTTTCAGCTTGCCTGTATCTGTGCAGATTCCGTGCTCTGGGTTACTGCATTCTTAAGGGAGCCTGAGGATCCTGATCATAAAGATCCGTACAATCTCTGGGATTATCAGAAAGAGTCCCTGAGGTACCCCGGTCATACAATACATAAATGTGGTTCTGAGGTGGGCAAGACCAGGGAGATTGTTGCCTATGGCCTCTGGAAGGCATACACCACTCAGAACGGCTCCGGTCTGGTCGGTGCCCCGCAGCAGACTCATCTTGACGAGATCATTGAGGCAATGTATGACCAGATGCTCTGGAATCCTGACCTCAAAAGTGCACTTGTGAGATGGAAAAAACATCCACACCATGCCTTCTATTTCTCAAACAGGTTCAAGATAGACTTCAGGCCCTCCGGGCATGATGGAGAAGCTTACAGGGGAGTTCATGCAAGGACCTTTGCAATCAAGGACGAGGCTGTGAAGGACAAGAACAAGAAACAATGGTCAGAGTTCTGGCGTGCAATAAAGCCGGGATGTGTTGCAAAGATATACTCTGTGCCTGACGGAGACCGTTCCTGCGAGTTCTACAAACTGGCACAGAGGGCAAAGAGCACCAAAAAAGAGGAGGAGGTGCAGATTGAATCATTCAGGGATGTTTCACGCCATGTCAAAAATATTAAGTTCAAACTTTTCCACTGGCCGAAAACACTTATGCCGTATCCGTACTGGAGCGAGGAGCGCAAACGGTTCTTTATCGAGCAGTACGGTGGAGAGGATTCTCCGGAGTACAGGCACAATGTCCTCGGAGAGGACGGCGATCCAGAGAATACTGTCTTCCCGTGGCATCAGTTCAAGCTCTGCATAAAGGATATTCCTGAATACAGGGGGCTTAAGGTGCTTGTGGATTCCTCGCACGGAGAGGTCAGAGTTACTGGCTACAAATGCGAGTATATGGCAGGAGATGACGGCCCGGTGCCAAGGCAGATTATCCTGATGGACACCGTGTTCAGTGCTTCAGGATTCTTTGAACTTGATGAAAATGGTGAGTCGGAGTTCAAGAGATTTATCAGAAACTTCTTTATCAGTGTGCCCGGATACAAGCGTGGTGGTGGCGACTTCGGATTCAGCAATGATCCAACGGAGATAATCGTCAAACTTATACTTGGCAGGAGGGAGCGCACGATTGCACGGCTACAACTCAAGCATGTCACATACGACCAGCAATGCCAGGCTCTTGACGCAATAGATGACATCTACGGGCCTGATATCATCTGGGGCACTGACTTCGGCAATGCAGGCTCTGCCGTGGCTCATGACCTTCAGGGCCTTCAGATATACGAACACAAGGGGTATGACGAAAGGCTCAGGGGATTCATGTTTGAGTCCACGACTGAGAATGTTAATGAAGATGGTGAGCCGATCATTGATTCCAAGACTGGCAAGCCTGCGAAGATCACGCTGAAGGAACTGGCGACGGACATCCTTGTCAAGAAGATGCAGCGCCAGGAGTTGGAGTATCCCCCTGACCCGGACTTCGCTTTCTTCTATCCGAATCATACCTGTCGTCAGGGCAGCAAGCACAGAATATTCAAGAAAGAGGATGACCATCTGATTGACGCAGACAGGGTTCAGGAACTTGCCCATCTGCTCTATGACCCTGTTGAGGATATCTTTTCAGTGGGGGCAGGGTATTGAGGATATTCGGTTTTGAGATAAAGAAGGCAGCGCCACAGGCAAGTTTCCGGTCTCAGTTGAGGCCCTCTGATGGGCAGGGCCCATACACGAGTTTCTTTCAGAAATGGGTTCCCCGCAAGGTGGAAACTGAGTTTTACGAGGTGCTCCGTGAGGCTATACCCATCATAGACGCTGCGATCTGGAAACTTGTTGCCCTTGACGGGCATCTTGTCGTGAAGGGAAGGAACGAGGCACTCGTTGAGGAGATAAAGGACTGGATGGAGAATGTCCAGGTTAATGACCTCCAGAAGGGCCTTCAGGCATTTCATCAGAACATGACAAACGAGGCTTTTGAGCAGGGCTTTGGCCTTGGTGAGTTCATCACTGACAGACAGCGTACCGATATTGTCCAGTTGAAGGTTGCTGATTCAAAGACAATCAAGTTCGCCAGGGAGGATGGCGGCATCGGGATATACCAGAAGACCGACGGAGATAAGGACTGGAGGCCTCTGAAGCCTGATAATCTGCTCTATTTCTCAGTGGACAATGAGAACCAGAACCCCTATGGCACATCGATCATGCGGTCAATGGAGTTTGTTTCCAAGATCCTGGCAACCATGCACAACTCTCTACTGAACGTCTGGGAGCGGTTCGGAGACCCCTCATTCAGGATCACCTACAAGGCAGGCAAGCGCACCCTGGGGGCTGATACGCTTGAGGAGCGGCGCAAGAAGATAGCTGACGAGTTTGATACAGCAGTCAGAAAGAAGCGGGAGGGGCAGTCGATGGACTTTGTCTCTGTGATAGACAAGGACTCTGACTTTGAGATATCTGTTATAGGTGCAGACGGGCAGGTGCTTGAGCTTGAGGTCCCGGCAAGGCATGTGGTGGAGCAGATCGTGGCAAAGACAGGGCTCCCGCCCTGGATGCTCGGGCTCCACTGGTCAACAACTGAAAGGATGGCAGACAAAGAAGTGACGATGCTTCTGCAGGATGTGGCCACAAGGCAGGCCGCCAAACTGCCTTTTTTTGAGCGGTTGATCAGGACCCTGCTCCTCCTGAGGGGCAGGACATGGAAAAAAGGCGACTGGTGGATAGAGTTCCAGACCGCCAATCTGCACGATATTGAAAAGCAGGCACGGGCAAGGTTCCTCAATGCCCAGGCTGATATGTATTACCTGCAGGCAGGGATACCGATGGAGGAGATACCACGAAAACAGGCAAGAGGCAATGGGCAAAAGGCAAAGGGAGAAGACCCTCACTCCAACCCTCTCCCAGAGGGAGAGGGAGGTAAAGGACATCATTGCCACGCCTGTGGAGGGAAGGAGCTTCAGAGGCCCTTTCGGTGGCCTGAACTGGACAAGGCGGAAGAGGACTACGAGAAGGAACTCAAAGACGACTGGGCAGAACTCAGGGACAGGGTGATGATGATACTTGGGTTTTCTGAGGAGGTCTCGTTGGGGAAGCAGGAGATCCCCTCTGAAGAGGCTTTTGTTTACACGGAAGAACAGCGGGCCGCAATCATGAAGGCATTGAAAGACTGGGTGGACGGCTACGATCCGTCCAAGTATGAGGATTCGGCAGTCAAGTATTATTATGACCTGTCCTACTCACTCGGGCTGATCCAGGCGGCAGTAATGCTTGGATCAGAACAGCCGGTGCTCAATATCATCAAGAATAATGAGATACTGCAGGAACTTTATGAGACCGGGTTTGAGCTGGTAAAGAACAGAGGAACCCTGCATATTCTTGACAGAATCCTGCCTGAACTTGATGCAATGGTGATAGCAGGGACAAATCCGAAAGTCGTGGCAGACAGGCTGAAACAGTTGTTCGGCAATGCAAACTCCGACTGGGAGCGCCTCGCCAGGTCTGAACTTGCAATGGCTGCTGAAAGGGCAAAACTTGAGGAATGGGGGGCGCGGGAATTGGAGATGGTGGAGTTCACTCCGGCACCCGATGCCTGCCCGATCTGTATGGCCCTGGCAGGAGATTATCCCATAGAGGAGACTCCCCTGCCTGTGCGTGACACGCACCCACGTTGCAGGTGCTCGACCCGTCCTGCAGAATCAGAAGTCACAGGAGGAGATTGATGACAGAAGAGGCAAGGTGCGATTTCTATGACAGATGCCAGGAGGAACGCGTAGATTCAGCAAAATTCAAGGCAAAGGTCCTGGAGAAACTCTCGAACATTGAACGGTCGATCGAGGAGATCAAGGCGGATGGCAAAGGCGATATAGACAATATCTGGGGCGCAATAGGCTCCATCAGGGATGACATCAAGAAGATCAAGGACGATATGTTCGTAGACATAAAAAACCTGTACTGGCGGATCGGGCTGCTCTCCGGCGGCGTATCACTGACAACATCACTGGTAGTCTCGGTAGTGGTGGCATTGATCATGCTGAAAAAGGGAGGCGGATAATATGGCATCCCGTGATATTAAATTACTCGTCCCGGAACTCCAGGTGATCTTCCACGAGTTCGACTACCAGATGAAGCGGAAGGGTATACCCTATATCATCACCTGCACGGCCCGGTCGATCCTTGAGCAGATGGCCCTCTACGTTCAGGGGCGGCTCCCGGCCGGCGAGGTCATCAAGTTCCGGGAAGTGGCAGGCATGAGGACTGATGTGCCCCTTGCGAGCCTGACACGGAAGGTGACATGGACGCTGAACTCCAGGCATGTCACGAATATGTTTGACGAGGACCTGGACAATGACCTTGCCAGGGCATTTGATATTGCGATCATCAAGCGAGAGGGCGACAGGCAGATAGCACTCTGGAACCTCAAGGCGGACGTGAATGACAACGACATACCTGATTATGAGGAGGCGGGCAGTATTGGCGAGAGCGTGGGACTGGTGTGGGGCGGCAGGTGGAAAAACAGGGATCTCTGTCATTTTCAGTTGCCATGAACAGGGCATTTAAGAGGGTTGACATTGACAGATTCGTGAAGTGGGCTTTCGGGATGATAGACAGGGGTGATTGTGCGAAGATCAGATGCAAGGTGTATCTGAGTATGAAAGGGCCGGCTATAACGAGAGAAGAATGTATAGCATGTTTCAATGGGAATGGACCGCCTGAGAGAGATAGAGAAGGAAATTTCCGGTGAGCGGAAAATTACCTTTGTGGTTAAAATTCCGCTGCTGAAAATCAAAAAGTTATTCAAGGCCCGTTACCTTAAGTGGCTGACGGGGCAGGAAGGAGGAGACAGATGGAAATAGTCGGGGCTTTTGTGATCGGGGCAATCGCAGGGTTTGTGGCCGGGGTCCTTGTGGGCCGGGCAAACCGGAAGAAGGTCGATAAGATTATCGGCAAGGTTGAGGACTTCAAGGACAGGGTCGGATGATGCTCCGGGAGAAGGACGGCAAGGTATCGACGGGCAGGGTGCTGTCAGTATTGATAGTGCTCTGCTACCTCGTTTATGCTGGATATATCGTCTGGCACACGAAGGTGATGCCGGATATACCGTCCTCGCTGGCAACGCTCTGCGGAGCCTTTTATGGGGTGAATAAGTTAGCGGAGAAGATAAGTGTCCAGATTGGTAAATAGCAGAAACATACTCATAGCCGTGGCGATCCTGTTCGTCGCATCTGTCTGGTACAACTGGCATCAGTCACAGGTGAGGGCTGACATGGAGATCGCCATAGCCAATCAGCAGGAGATCATTGAGAGCAACAAGAGGGTCCAGAAGGAACTCTCAGGCAGGGTCAGGGAATATTCCCGGGAGATCAACCGTCTCAAGCGGGACCTGACGGCAATCTCAAAGGAAAGGGAGGCAATCAGGAATGAGCCGGACAGGGATGTCAAGGTTCTGGCTGATCTGTTCAGCAGGGCTGGTTATCCTGCTGTGGTCGTCAGTCGTTAATGCAGAAGACCTGATCTGTTTTGACAAGGCCACGGCAAACAGGCTGTATCGGGCCATTGAGGAAAAGTCAGTCCTGGAGCGGCAGGTTGACACCCTTGAGGCTCAGGTGCAGATGCTTGAGAAGAAAATAGAGGCCCTCGATGAACTTGTTAAGTCCCAGCAGGCAACCATAAAACAGATGGACAGGCTTTTGACAGACGAGAGGACACGGTGTAAGCAGGCGATCAAGCAGGCAAGACCATCTTTCTTTGATGAACTCAAAAAGGCCATGGGCTACACAGGATTGGGGGTGGTTATAGGTGCTGCATTATTTGCTTTATAGGTTAATCTCACTCTTTGGAGGTGGCAAGATGAAGTTTCAGATTTTCAAAGACAGAAAAGGCAAGGCAAGGGTCAGGCTGGTTGCGCGCAATGGCAGGATACTCATGACCTCTGAGGCGTATTCAAGGAAGGCCAAGGCTGTGAACATGATCAGGTCTGTCCTTCATGCGTTCAGGACGGATGACATCAAGATCGAGGAGGTGGAGAAATGAGATGGTTCATCATCATAATCTGTCTGTTTGCGTTCCTGCTGGTTGGGTGTGCCAGCAACCCTGATAAGGCCAGTCTCGAAATGTACAAACTGCAACTGGCCGCACTTCAGCAGGAACAGAAGCCTGCTTGTGAGATCGAATTCAAGGAGAGTGAGAATGTGTCCGGGATCAAGAAGATCACCTGTTATGCCAATTCCGGCAGATCGACAATACCACCGCCCCCGAGGTCCGCTCCACATCCGGGCTGGAGGGTGCTTGATACTGCCGTGAGGGTGGCTGGTCAGATATTGGGAATTAGTGTTATCAGCAATGGCCTGGTCGATCTGGCAGATGTGATTGGCAAGAATGCCGGGCATAATGTCACCTACGGTGACTATGCCGGTGGTTTCACCAGCTCGAAAACGACCACCACTACTACGACAGAGACAACGATCAGAGAGAGTTATAACCCTGTTACGGAAAGTTATAACCCTGTTACGGAAAGTTACAATCCCAGCACAGACAATAGCGTCACAAATCCTGCTCCGGGGGTGGCTCAATGAGAAGACTGCTGCTCATACTTGCGATACTCCTGCTCCTGCCCTCTGTGGCAGGGGCGGGACACTTGTACAAGGAGAGAGCTTATCAGTGGCCGTGGTGCAAATACATCGGCGGCAGGGTAGAGGTGCCGTTTCAGAGCGAGGGTGAGACGATCGCCCGCATTGACTGTGTCACAAGGACCCATGCAATTGAGGTGGATTATGCCGAGAAGTGGCAGGAGGCAGTCGGACAGGCGATATTCTACTCCATCCTCACCGGCAAGAAGCCCGGGATATTGCTCATCATTGAGAAGGAATCGGACTGGAGATATTACGACCGCCTAGGCAGAGTGGTTGAGAAATACGATATAGACGTCTGGTTTATATCACCGATGTTACTGGAGACGATTGAAAATGATAAGGAAGTATCTCGTTAATGTGCTGATAGGCATAGACCAGTTGGTCAATGCTATCCTTATGGGTGATCCTGACGAAACCATATCATCGCGGATGGGGAAACTCATCAGGGCAAACAGGGCAAGGTGGTATGTGAGATGGCTCGCCTGGATACTTGATAAGATCGACCCGAATCATTGCATTGACGCAATAGAGGAAGACGAAGGGAAGGACGCGATTTATGATAATGAACATTTTTGAGGAGGTGAAAGCATGACAACTATAATCGAGGCAACAACAAGTGCCGTATCAACCCCTGTCCCTCTCACAGACAAAGTAGGTTTCGATCCCGCCCTGCCACTCACTATAGCAGCAAGCGGCCTGTTGGCAGGGGAAAGCGTAACAATACATTTTCATGATGGCGACTCGTGGGAGGAACTCTACATAGAAGGAGTGAAGGCCGAGTTGACAAGTGACAACAAGATGGTGACTGTAAGGAGTGGGCATAAGTATGGAGTGACAAAAACTGCAACGACAAACGCTGTGAAGGTGACAGCCTCGCAACGTTACGAATAAGGAGTAGCGAAGATGTCTGTAATTGACCGGGCAGTTAAAAGTGTGCTTGAACCGACTGTGGGGTCCCCTTTTGGAGAAGATTCTGGTCCTGATTTCAATACTCCACTCACCCACTCGCTCTTTTTGAGAAGGGGCTATGGCCCTCCTACCTTCTCCCGCACGACTTCGGCGACAGTCGTGGATTTCGAGGGCCGCCTGATAGAGGTTAAAGCAAACGAGGC